TAGACTTGAGATAAATGACAGGGAATTAGTGAGATAATTATGGGATGAACTGGGTCAACATGGGAAGAGACTGGATGGAATGTGCAATAACCTTACAGTATGTGAAAATCAGACCGGCCCGAAAAAAAACAAGTTCGAACCAGTCTGGATTGTGATTTTATTCCCTCGTCCCGGCATCGTCATCAGGTTCACCATCAAACAGCTTACCCTGCATCCGATCCAGTTCTTCCCTTTTAACCCGTTTCACCACGCTGTAGATCCACTGTAGCGAAACGCCGAACTTGCGTGCCAGCTCGTGATGGTTGCGTCCGTCGAACTCCAGAAAGATTTCCCTGTCGCGCTGGCTGACCTTCCAGACCATGCCCATCGGGAAATACACGTTCTGCCCGCCCCAGACCTGCATCATGCGGTTGGCTACTGCCTCGCCGATTTGGTCAGCCACTGCGATGTCAATCTCGATGATTTCACGCACCGTTGTAGCGGTATGCTGGGCAAGTTCAACCAGCAATTCTGGCCCTTTACTGCGAAACTGGCTATGGTCGCTCATGTTCGTTTCCCCGTTGTCCGGTAATGCCACTTTTTGAGCTTCTCAATAACACTGCTGGCCTGTTCCGAGTTCAGCCAGCGTAACCCGTCAACACCGGTTTCCCGTTTCACCCAACGTGCCAGCGAGAGTTCAGAACTGTCGCGGATGACGCCTTCCGCAGCCATATCTAGCCAGAGAGCGCGTATTTTGCGGGACTGTGGATGGTCATCCAGCGCAATACCGGTTTTAGCGTTTCCGGCAGGCTTAACCCTGAATCCTTTCTTTTTCATGGACTCCAGCACTTTAGTTAGCTGCGGAAAATCCATCCCTTTGGTTGAAGCCCTACCGGTTAGCCCCTGCAACATCTGGCGGTAGGTATCTTCATCCATCTTCAGGTCATTACGGGCAATGTGAATAAGTTGGATTAACTGTTGTTTAGTCATGGCTGTCGCCCCCAGCATCCTGTTGGCTAACAAAGTCGACAAAAAGCGGCAGGGTACATGGCCAGAGCAGGCAGATAACTGACCAGCTAATCCAACGTTTCGCCCCCTGATAACGCGCATAAAATCCCATATAAAGGTGCAGCTGAGCGGTACACCAGCCCACAAATCCATACCAGAACACACCCGATACAATGAATTCGGCCATTATTGTGCCCCCAGTTTCCGCTGTTCCTGTCCGTGGACTGGCTGGTGCAGCCTGATGTTCTCGCCTTCTCTGTAGCCAAGGTGGCGGGACATGTCTGCGTCACGGGATTTCCCGGCCTCACGGCCCATGGTTGTACCTGATTCCGGGTATTTCTGCTCAAGCCAGAGTTTAGCCAGCTCCCGTTCCTCGCGGGACATAGCAAATAAATGGACTTCGCTGCGCACGGCCAGAACCCAGCCTTCGGCAAATTTGTCACCACGGCTGGTTTTGGTTTTGTTCTTGATCCTTTTATTCTGCTGCCCGATATAGCTTTTACGTGCTGCTATTAATTGTCTGGCCAGTACCTCCCATGTGTATGAGGCCAGTTCCACGCGGTCTTTATTACCGTAAAAGCCAACGCTGGGTTTAAAACCAGAGTGAATAATAGACTTAACCCCAAATGCCACCTGGATAATATCCAGCAGGCCCAGCATATAACGCGGCGGATTAACGCTACCGGCAGCCCAGTAGTTACTGACGCTTTCATCAATATCACTGAGTGCGAGGTCAGCCTGGGTGATGTTATAGGCCTGCATCAGCTTCTGTGCGCGTTGTAGGGCCAGCGCAGCCTCATGGGGATTGTCAGATTTGGCCAGCGCCAGCAGTTTTTTTAATTTCTCCAGCTGCTTTTCATTATTCTGTGGCATAAGTCACCCCCAGACGTTCAGCAAGGCGTTCCAGCTTTTTCTGCTTATGAAAGTCAATCATCAGGCCCATCCCGTTGAGGCGGAACTGTTCAATCATGATTTCAACGTCAGCCAGTTCGCCAGCCAGGTCAACTTCACTGCCCAGCCCATTCATGTTGCGGGCAGCAGCAGCGGCCAGTTCGGCGGCTTCTTCCATCAGCTTCAGCGCCTGTGCTTCAGGCCCGAAGGTTTTCAGGGCCAGGCTATAAATAGTGGAGCGGTTATATAGTTTCATACCTTTCATTTTTTCGCCTCGCAGGGGATGAACTCCATGGCTGGGACTTCCACGTAGTAATGCTGGCTGCAGTGAGGGCATACCAGCGTGACGAGAACCGCAGGGACACGGTATTTACCGGAGGTAATAACGCTGGCCTCGCTGAACTTCATGGTGGTGATACCTTTCTGGCAGTTGGTACATTTGATGGACATGTTTAATTCCTTAAAGCTGTTTTCGGCGTGCAGAAACCCACGGCGCTGACGCCGAAATAAAAAGAAAATGAATTAAAATTAAATGGCAGCGATATCTAACGGGATATTAATGAGCTTCCCGTGTTTATCTTTCTCCCGGAAATTAATATAGGTTTTGGACATGGCCACCTGTAGCGATTCCGATATGGCCTCCATTGCCCGGTTCCATCGCTCGTCCTGAATCTTGACGCGGCGCAGGGAAAGAATACGCCCGGTGTTAAGCTGGCCCTCTTTGTCCACCTGGAAGGCATCGCCGATAATGGCCCGCAGGTTGGCGTTCGCGCCTTCAGACCATTCGGTGACGCACTCGTCAATCAGGTCTTTGGCGATCTGCAGCTCAGGCCCGAAAGTCAGGGTTTCCTGCACACGGATAGTGATTTGTTCACTGCCGTCAAAGCTGCTGAATGTTACGTTACCCTTAACCCCGCCACGTGTTCTGCCGTACTTCTCGGCCACGAGGTCAAGCCAGGCATAGCACTCATCAAAAGCACGCTGCTTGAAGTCGCTGAGGTCAGCACTTTTGACCTTAGCTGCCGCGACCTGCTCTTTGACAAAGGAATCCATCGCCAGATCGTAATCGGACACCTGCGCAACCGGCACCAGACGGCCTTTGCGGTCTTTCATATATTCGTCTTTGTTTATTTCGCTCATTTTTGTTCACCTTGTGGTTAATGTAATGATTCTGACCAGGTAATCCGGCAGCCATGCAACTCAAAGACGCCCTGACGAAAGCGGCCTGAGCCGTCATGGCCAACATGGATATAACTTGCTTTCCCCTGCGCCAGCAGGCAGGCGCAGTGGCCGTTTCTGGCGATGCGGATGACCGGCTTGCTGCCTACAATCATGACGCTCTGAACGGTGCTGTTCATGGCGTTCAGCGCGGCAATGGCAGACTGCAAATGGTGCAACTGCTGGTTGATATCGGTAATACATTTCATTGTTAAACCCCTTTGACGACGTCGGCGTTAACCTGAGGAACCCCGATTTCAGCAGCCAGATTCATGGCGGCTATCACCAGGTTACTGACGGCCAGCGGATACAGCAGGCTGACCATGCTTTTACGGTTGCTGCCCAGATTGCTCAGGCGGGCGCGAATGGCGTCCACCGCGCTGGCGTCCATAACGTCGGCCAGCTGCTTACCGGCGCGTTGCAGCTTGAACGCCAGAAACTCTTCGAGGCTGTTGTCCAGTGGCAACAGTTCAACCACCTCGCAGCGCTGTACGACTTCACGTACCTCCATGTTGCGTTCAGAAAGTTTGTCTGCCAGCTCCGGCTGGCCAATCAGCACGATGGACAGCAACCGTTTAAACCCGGACTCCAGCTCAAAGAAACGTTTGAGATGCTTTAAAGTTGGGATCGGTAGGCTGTGGGCTTCCTCAATCACCAGAACGTGGCTGAAACCCGCTGAGCAGCTGTCTTTCAGTACGCGGTGCAACTGACGAAAGCGGGCGTCCTGACTGCGTTTGATATTCTCCAGCGGCGCGATGGTGCTGACGATGGCCTCGGCGATAGCCGCCGCCTTCAGGGTCTTCCCTTTCACGTCGTTGTCTTCCATGGCGATGATGTAGGGTTCAATGACCACCACTGGCGCATTCTCACGGTTGATGCGTTCAATCAGGTCGCGGCGTAGCGTGGATTTACCCGCGCCGGACTCACCGATAACCGCCATAAAGCCACCGTGGCGGGCGGTCTGGTAAAGCGCTTCACGCACATAGCGGATATCGGGCGTGGTGAACACATCCTCTGCGCCCTGCATGGCATCATCGGCAAACGGGTCACGGAATAGGCCAAACGCTTTTTTAGTTGCTGGAAATAACACCTGCTTTTTGAGTAACATGTTCTCTTCCTCACTGAGGTTGGTTTTATCGGTAGTGCCCGCTGTACGGGGCGTGACAGCGCCCTGTGCAGCATCAAAACTCTTCGCTGTATCAATCCCCTGACTTTCCAGATAAGACGCCAGACGCTGGCGCACCTCCTCAGGACTAGTGCGGGGCCACTCGTTATGGTTCACAATCTGGGCCAGCGTGGCCTCGGAAACGGCAACGGCTCTCGCCACCACCGCCTGCGGGATGCGGGCCTCTTTCAGTTGTTGCTTCAGTACCAGCATGTCTTCCTCCTCAGTTGCCGTTAACGATGCTGATAACGCTGCTGCGGGCCGGAGTGGTCAGGGTGACCATCACCTCATCCAGCGCAACTTCCGGTACGCCATCCGGGTACTGTGCCGCTAACTGGCGGTAGTGCTCCGGCGTCCACTTGTGCCCACTTGCTGTGAACTTCTCACGCAGTACCTTCGCGGCTTCAACGTGAGTCAAAGGGCGATGCTCAACACGGGGGCTACGCACTTCAGAAGCCTGTCCACGGCGCGGCATATAAGTCGGCAGCGTGGTATCGTCAATATGCTTGTAAGGGTCAAGCCTGCCGCCGAACGGCAGCGCTTTAGCTTTACGCGCCGCTGCGGCATCAGTGGCGTTTTCCGTGCCGGTGACAAGCTGTTCAATCTCTTTTGCCGCTGTCTGCGCCGGGGTGTCCGCTACTGCCTTATGGCTTTCGCCAAAGACAGCCGCTTTCTCGGCAAAACCGAATTCATTCTTTTTCACTTCATCGACCAGGAAGAACATCTCGTGGCCGTCTTCGCCAGTAAGCACCACTTGAGCGGCGTCGGTGCGCCATGGATTACGGGTAATCATCAGTTTCTCGCCTACCATGACGCCTGGCACTGCAGAGACGTCGTATTCGATACCCCGGAACGGTACGCGCAGTTTTGACGTCACCTTACGGCTTTCCGGCGCGGCTACGGCAAGTTCTCGACAGACCTCAACAGACGGCGCTTTCAGAAGTTGATCGGCGGTAATTTTCAGCCAGATATCCGTGCGGGTTTTACGGTGGCGGCTGTGAACTGCCGTGGCGTTGAAGTGGCTGCGCCATTTCACGGCCAGTGCGTTCAGCTCTTCCAGGCTGTTGACCGGCTGGAACTTCAGCCCCGGCTCCAGCTTGCGTTCGATTATGTCGCGGGCTTTTTCCACCTGGCCAGTCGCGCGGGCGTTATGCGGCTTGTGCGCTATCAGGTCGATACCCAGCGAGCGGCACATGTTTTTAGTCATACCGGCTGTGTTCGCTGAGCCGGGGTCGAGGTAGAGTATTTTCGGCACGCCGTGCAGCACATCCGCGCCACCGCGCTCCTGCATGGCGTTGATAAGCACAGAACAAAGGTTCTCACCGGATTCCGCACCCATCACGTACTCAACGTAAATCCAGCCGCTGGTGTGGTCGGTAATCTCATAACTCCACACGCGGTCACTGGCGATGCGGGCAATATTGGCTGGCTTGTTCTTGTAGAACTTCGCGCTGTCCATCACCTGTAATCCCTTGTGGCCGTTGCTCAGGTAATAAAGGGTGCAGAGTGAAGCATCAATCTCCCAGACGTGGTTTGGGTGCAGGCTGGCCATCTCAGAAGACGGAGCCGGGGCGTCCAGCTGTTCCGGGTGCAGGCCGTAGTTACGCAGAGCGCGGCTGATGGTGTCCTCAGACAGCGGGAAGAACTCGCCGGTTTCTTCATCCGTTCTGCCTGCGGAGATAAAACCGTTAGTGCGCAGGGTCTCCACCGCATCGGCGATGGAATACAGGCGCTTGCCGTTTTTACGGGTCGCTTCACGCAGGGTTGCAGATATCATTGCGGCTTCGTCGCGGCTCAGTGCGCTGCGACCGGCATCAATGCGCTTTTTACGTTTATCAGTCACAGATACCTCCTTCAGCTTGCGCAGTAGTGTGGCGCGGGAGAGGCCCAGCTCAGCGCAGGCTGCGTCATATACCGCACCGCGCTTTCCATGCCCCGCGTCACGTGCCGCGCGGGCAACAGAAACCAGTCGTTCAGTCAGGGCGGCGCTCATCGGTTACGCCTCCTGCCGGTTAATCTCAGGTTCTGGCTCAGTCAGCCAGGCTGGAGCAGCGTTGCCTGTCGGGGTATCTGGAAGGTCAAAGGTCGAACGAAGGCTGCGGGCGGCATATTCCAGCTCACAAACAAGCCCTGCCATAAAATCTTTGGGCGTATCAATCTGATTTTCTGCGCAATATGCGCACAGAGTTTCAAACGCGCTGAAAAGGCGAACGGTGATGGCTGATTCCGCTTCGGTGGATAATGCTGTTACTTCAGCCCGCAGTTTCTTCACCTCTTCGTCAGGCTTGGGCGGCTGGATACGGGATTTTTTCTCCAGTTTGGTGGATAGCGCGTCAATCTTCTCATTCTTGTCAGCGAGAACACGCTGTTGTGCTGAGTTAGTTTCGCGAGCCTCGCGCAGTGCTGCCTTCAATTCGCGGCTGGTCATGCGATCAATATCATCAAGGCTCATACCGGCAATCGTGCCGCCATCGGCTAATTCGGCAAGGTCTTCATCATCTTCGGTCATCAACTCAAAAAGTTTTGTTTTACCCAAAAGTCCCAGCGCTGGGACTTTTGACTCAAGGGATGGTGATAAATACTTCAACGACGCTTGCATCATTCGATGCGCTGTACTTTTGGGTAATCCCAATTGTCCCGTTACGATCTCGATGAAATCACCATGTGGTTCATTCTCTTTAAGAATTACAAGCCTCTTACCCGCCTCCAGCATGGCCTCAGCGCTCTGAGCCATGTAAAACCGTGTCTCATGAACAATACGATCACGTTCATACGGCAGACCATCACCGAACTGCTGCATGATTTCGAGGCGATGTTCGGACATAGCATTGAGGCTGATATCAAGGTCGCCACTTAATGGCGCATCTTCAACTAATTCAACTGATTGTGATTTTGTACGTCCCATTATTTCTCCTTAACGGCTGCCAGCCATGACACGCTGGTTAATTTCATTGATGCGATCTTGTGCCCTAGCCATCTCGCTGCTGTGTGCCATGGCGATTTGCAAAAGCTGGACACCAGGTGCAAAGCGGCCGTTATCCAGTTTCAGTGCAAGACCTTCTTCAATAAGGGTATTCAACGCCCGGTTGATATTGGCCGGAGATTCTCCGAGGGCTGAGGCCAACTCACCGTTTGAAACACCGTTCAAGGCATGACCGCGAAGCGCTTTAAGAACTCGCAAGATGCGAGAGCCAGAGCTGGAAATATTTGTTTTGCTCATGACGCCTCCTGAAGGATGCCCGGTGTAACTTCTTTGCCAATCACGACAGACAGATCGCGCAGAATGCGATACGTCAGACGTCCACGAGGAAGCTCATTTTTGCCAGCCCAGCGGCTTACCGCTTGGGTGACAGTTCGCGGCTCATAGCCTGCGTTAAGCGCGAACTGGCGCAGGCTACTGCCCCGTTCAACCAGTCGTGCTCGAACCTGTTGTTTGTTCATATGCACCGTGTTCCTGTTGGGTTATGATGTACTCAATATGAATAAGTGTACTTATTCAAAATGAATAACTCAAGTGGGATTTATTTGAAATGAATAAAAAGGCCGTTGATGCAGTGCTTCTGCGACTCATGTCACTGTTTAATGTCGATAACGACAGTGAGCTGGCTCGGGCGCTGAACGTTAACAGACAGACTTTAGCTAGCTGGAGAAAGCGAGACTCTGTGCCTTATTCAATTTGCATAAACATTGCTGAGGAAAGGGGGATCTCCCTTGACTGGTTACTCACCGGCAAGGGGGAGGATGAGTGTGAGGTGCCAAAAGCTGAACCAGCAACGCAAAGCTTCAGTCAAGCAGACCTTAAAATGCTTGAGCTATTAAATCAGCTCGACCCTGAGGTTCGACGAGATCTCATGCGAGGCGCTGAAGAAAAACAGCGTGTAATTGAGATGGAAAAGCAGCTTCAGGAATTGTCCTCAAAGCTTAAAAATTTAAAAAATGTGGGTTAATTTGTTCCTATTAAGAACATTGAAGAGTTAATAATATGACTATACGAAAATTTCTATTACCAACGATTTTTCTTCTGGCTGGGTGTGGTGATAATGCTGACCCTACTGACGTACAAAGCTCAGCAGCAGATCACGCTGTCTTTAGTGTTGAGACCGATAATCCGATTGTAAAGCGCGAGCTGCCTTTTATTCGCCAACAGTGTCCTGGTCTGGACAAATACGCTGTTAATTTCGATAAGTTTGAGGTGTCTGATGACAGCATGCGGCCAGTAACAACAGTGCAATTCCATATCAAAGACGATAATAATATCCCGAATGATTACGCTGCCTCTGGGAATAACTGCTTCTTATTTATATCGAATAATGCCCATGAAGTGAAAATATCTAAATCAGCCTGCCAGTCCGTTTGTCTCGACAGAATGGATGTACCTGGTGGTGATATGGTCATAAAACTCGATAAAGAAAAATCTCGTTAGTCGCACTCACTTCGGGATTAAGGAGGTGATGTAGAAACTTCACCTCCTTTGCTCGCCTAACCGTCAAAAATTACAAATCACTAACTCTTTCCGTCGTGAGGCTTTCCCGGTGACTTTAAGGTTGTAGCTGATATCCACCGTCTGGATATTCAGGCCGTCGAATGCCTGCCGCATTTCCGGGATATCGTTCACCGAAATAATCATATTTCCTTTGATGCTACGCGCCAGTTCCGCCATGTGGTCATAGTTTTCCAGCCCAAACTCCACGCCGTAGCCTTCCGTTCCCCAGTATGGAGGGTCGCAGTAGAACAGCGTATGGGG